AGTTTTCGGGCGACTCATGGGGAGCAGAGGTCACATTAAAAACAATGCAACGGGAGGACGCAGAGCCTTGGGTTGCTTTTTTGTTATCATTGCGAGGGTCGCTAGGCACCTTTTATCTTTACGACCCAGGCAGTTTAGAGCCAAAAGGAGCCTCTTTAGGACAGCCTTTAGTCAAAGGCGGAAGTCAGCAAGGCTATGAAATTGAGACTGATGGATGGACGCCTGACACAATAGAAATCTTAAAAGCCGGGGATAAAATCCAAATTGGCGCTAGACTATATGCAGTGCTAACGACTGTTGATGCAGATTCTTCAGGAGAAGCTACCCTAGATATTTGGCCAAGACTCAGGGAGTCACCCGCAGATAATGAAACTATTATTACCGTAAGACCACAAGGCATATTTAGGCTAGCTACACCTATGGTTAATCTCTGGTCATCTGATGAAACTCTTTTATATGATCAGTCCTTTAACTGCGTAGAGGCAATTTAATGACACGTGACCTTACAAGTGATTTTTTAACTGAGCTGGAGGCAAGCGCGGTAAAGATTGCTTTTTTTTTAGAGGCGCAATTTAAAAGCAATCCAATTTATCTTTGGACTGGAACAGGTGATATAACTTGGGATAGTAAATTATGGCTTGGGAATGGTTGGTTTAAGGGATGGGCGGGGGCTGGTGAGACAGAGGACATCAAAGCTGTTTCTGTAGAAGTGTACTTAACAGGAGTGCCATCATCTGCAATTTCGCTAGCATTAAACGAATCTGCACAGAATAAATCAGGGAAAATATGGTTTGCATTTTTGGACAGTTCTGATGGGGTAATTGCTGATCCGTATTTAATTTTTGAGGGAAAATTTGATCATGCAGTGATTAACGATTCTCCCGAGGAGGGTGGGATCGTATTGGTGTATGAATCAGAGCTTATTCAGTTAGAGGAGGCCTCTGAGTGGCGATATAATGACGTTACGCAAAAATATCTTTTTCCTGGTGACCGAGGGTTTGAGTATATTAGCTCTCTGGCGGAATGGTCTGGATTTTGGGGGGTGCCAGAAAGGGCAAGAAATGAAAGAGCTAACAAGCCAAAAAGAAAAGCAAGACGGCGAAGGAGGTAGGCATTATGAAAGGGCTAGAATCTAAAATTAAATCTCAAAGAACAAAAAAGCGGCGTATTCCTCGAGCCAAGACCAATATCAATAGTCAAAAAAGCAAAAACAGAGGTCATGAACCAAAGCCTAAAGAGGTCACTGTACGGCAATCAGATGCGCCCTGGCAGGTTATTTATGGACGAATGAGAGTGGGGGGGGTCATTTCTTTTGTTCATCCGCACTACGATGGTCTTTTTCTTGTCATCACCCTTGCAGGGCATCAAATAGATTCAATCTTGAATGTTTATCTAAATGAAGATCGTATTAATTTTGGGGGAACTCCAGACCCAAGATGGGCGCTAAGCGGGACTCGGCCTGATGGAACAGTAAACACAGGCTATTTTGATAGAGTTTTTAATGCAATAAATATTGGGGCTACTGACCAAACCGCTCAACCGGACTTAGTCACACAAAGTTCTTTATATTTCCCAGGGATGTGGACTGCGGATCATCGACAAAGAGCGTGCGCGCATACCTTTATGATCTTGAGGTCTTCACAAGAGGCATTCCCTGACGGGCTGCCCGATATCGCTTTTGAAGTAGCAGGAAAACCCCTGTATGACCCCAGAATCCCTGGCTATGCATACTCAAATAATGCTGCTTTAGTGATTGCAGACTATCTTATGGATACTAGGATAGGCCTTGGAATTCCACTAGAGAAAATAGACATCGACAGGTTAATCGATGCTGCTGATGTTTGTGATGAGGTGGTGCCGTCAATCTTAGATGCTAATGAGAAAAGGTATACCATTGATATGGTTTTTGACGTGGAAGAGACAAAACAAGAAGTTTTGGAAAAAATGGTTACAGCAATAGGTGGTCATATTACATATGTGGGAGGGAAATGGAAGATCTGGCCAGGTGAGTGGCGTGCTCCGAGCATCACCCTAACCGAAGATGATTTACGAGGCCCTGTTACGATCAGAACCGCCGTAAGTAAGAAAGATAACTTTAATGCTGTTAAGGGCACTTTTGTTGACTCTAATAACAAATGGCAGATTACAGACTTTCCTATTGTTAAGAATGATTTTTATCAAGCTCAAGATAATGACGAGCGTGTTTTTAAAGAGATGAAATTTCCGGCGACAACAACCGCAAGTAAATGCCAAAGACTTGCGAGGCTTGAACTTGAAAAAATAAGGCAGCCATTAGAAGTAACCGCATCTTTTGGGCTAAAAGCTTTTGCAGTTGAGGTGCCACAAACAGTTGCTTTAACTATGCCTAGATATGGGTGGGCATCAAAAGTTTTTCAAGTAATAGAAAGTGAATTAATTTTTGACGAAGGTTCTGATGCGCCTGTTATAACAGTAGAGCTTCAGCTTAGAGAAACGGCTGAAGGTGTGTATAGCTGGTCTATAGACCAAGAAACATATGTAGATTTAACGCCTAATTCTAATTTGCCCAGCCCTTTTTCATCAAGTGCGATCACAGGGCTAACACTAGAAAGCGGAACAAGTCAGCTTTATATACGCGCAGACGGAACCGTTTTTTCAAGAATAAAGGTTTCTTGGGATTCTTTATCCCAAGATGTTGTGTTTTCAAATGGCAGAATAGAAATAGATTATTGGCAGTCAGCAAGCCTGCTTACCCCGGCACCAACAGACAGCTTTGTAAATTTCGCCACAAGCGTTCCCGCAAGCAGCACACATGCTTTTATTCTTGACGTCCAAGACGGCGTTGCTTATTCAGTAAGAGTTCGGGCTGTTAATGCTTTGAATGTTGGGGGACCTTGGTCACAAGTCAACAATCATCTTGTAGTTGGCAAAACGGCACCCCCTTCTAATGTTCAGAATTTTGCAGGCTCAATAAATGCCTTTAGAATTAATTTTTCTTGGGACGCAGTCCCAGATCTCGACATAAGTCATTATGAGATTCGACAATCAGACTCTTTGTTAGACTGGGCTAGCGCGGCATTTATCGCAGAAGTTTCCGCGACACAGTATGCGCTCAATATTCAAGTAACAGACACCTATTATTTTTTAATAAAAGCGGTTGACACATCCGGCAACTACTCAACCGACGCTACTGCACTCGTAGCTGCAATAGGCCTACCTACAGCCGTACAGATTACACACTTTGTGTTAGGCGAAAATATCCAGCTACGGTGGACTGAATCAACAGGGCAATTTGCAATACAAGATTATGAAATTAGATATGGAGAAACGTTTGAAGCAAGTAGCTTTGTCGCAAGAATTTTAGGCACTGCGTTAAATATTAAAGGTTCTTGGCTAAACATTCGTAAGTTCTGGGTTGTCGCATACGATGTTGCTGGTAACATTGGTGAGCTTGCAAGCAGGGATGTACAAATATACGCTCCATTTGTTGTAAATGCTCTTACGGCACAAGTTATAGACAACAATGTGCTTTTACGTTGGTCGGCTCCCTCAGGAGGGACTCTTCCTATTGATCATTATGACGTTAGAAAGGGTGCCACGTTTGAAGGAAGCGAGTTGGTAGGTAATGTTTACGGGACTTTTTCGGCCCTATTTGAAATGGTGGCAGGGAACTATCTTTATCACGTACAAGGAGTAGATACAGCAGGAAATGCAGGACAGGTGAATCAAATAGCCGTAAACGTTGATCAGCCCCCCGATTTTGAACTACTTGCCGATATTGAACTGGACCCAACAGATGCCGACACGCTAGCTAATATACGACTGGAATTAATTCCAGGAGCGCCGGAAATTCTCCCTGAGCCTCCTTTGCCAGGCGATCCACAAGTTGGTGTTGTCATAGGAGTTTTAGCCCCTTATACTTATTAAGTTATGGCGTTAGTCGCAACTAAAAGAATGTTTCTTCCGATTATAGATGAGTCCTACAAGGAGCATTTTGATAATAATGCCTTAGATAGTTCCGGGACGATTATTGGGCCCATGGCCCCTTTGACATATCATAATCCTTGGCGCTCTCCTCAAGACCAGATTGATAGTGGGTATCCAATTTTCATCCAGCCATCTAATCCCACAGCCCAGTTTGTTTATACACATGACCTTGGTGCCACAATCACTGATGGGGCCCTGGTTACAGTAGTCGCGCCTATAGTTCAAACTGTGGCAACTGTAGACATGGCTTGTACAATCTCTCTTTCGTTAGACGACATGACCTATACAGATTATGCGGGAGTGTTTAGCGTGTTTGCTAATACCTTTAGGTATGTCCGGGTTACTCTTGATTTTGAGGCAGACGATAATCATGAACTTGCAACGGTAGGCCCTGTAAGGCTTAGACTAACTTTAAAGAAAAAGCGAGATGCAGGCAGTGGGACATCAAGCGCGGTTGCACCTGTTGCCGTCACCTTTAACCAGACCTTTCTTGATATCCGGAGCATCGTGGTTACGCCAGCCTATAATGCATCTTATCCAGTAACTGCGGTTTATGATTTTTTAGATGTTCCGTCACCCACTGGGTTTGATGTATATTGCTACAGAACTGACACGGGCGCACAAGTAGCAAATGCATTCTCTTGGAGCGTTGAAGGAGTTTAAAAAATGGCAACAGACTGGAACACCCCCGCACTGACTGATGAATATTCTGACTTTAGAGATATTTTAAAAGAACAATTAGAGGGAGTAGGGCAGAAGGATTTTACAGCAGATACCAATGTGCCCGTAGGATTTATTCGATTAAATTCGAGCACGGATAAGCAAGAAAGGTATACAGGATCTAGCTGGGTCCCGACTGCGCGCGAAACAGAAATTGATAATCATTTAAATAGCACAACAATTCATGGAGGGATCCCAATAGGTTCTATTTTGCCATGGCTGACGGGCGCAGCGCCCACAGGATTTTTTATTTTAGATGGGACGGCAAAAAGCCGAACGACTTACTCTGAGCTATTTGCGCTTTGGGGCACTTCGTTCGGCGCTGGAGATGGGTCGACAACGTTTGGAATACCAGACATGCGAGGCCGTGTTTTAATAGGTAAAACACCCTCAGGCACAGCGGGTGGTGCGCTAGGCGATGTCTTTGGGGCGATAGACCATTTGCATACTGGGCCAAGCCATACCCACACGGTTGCTGGGCATACACATGACATGGGCAATCATACCCATACAGGAGGTGCTCATACACACACCACGCCAAATCATACGCATACTGTACCTGCCCATTATCACAACGTAGGGGCAGCTGGCGCAGACATAGCAATTAATTCATCAGGGGCACACACTCACACTTATGGAGCCAAGGAGGGGGGCTCTGATGGAAGCACTGCAAATCGGGCGCAAGGCGCCTCAGCTTCTTCAGGGTCTAACGTAACATATACAACGGGCTCCACCGGCAGTGCTCATGTTCACGCTCACGGTGATTTTACTGGTCGCGTTGGCAATGTATCTGCTGGTGTGGATGGAGATGCTTCTATGACTTCAGGCTCTGCGAATGGTGGAAATACTGGCAGCGGAGGTGCGGTTGCTACTGGTGCCCCTAGTACTAATACGACTAGTTCAACGGCATTAACTTCAGATGCAGGAGGTACAGGGAATACGGGTACCGCGAATCCTCCATGTATGATAGTTAATTGGTTAGTAAAAGCTTTATAAATATTTTTTAAATTATGGCAGATAATTTTACCGCAACCCCAGGAACAGGGGTATCATTTAGGACAAAAGAGATACGCCACCCTAAAGCCATCATCTGTTAACTCTACTACTTTACCGGCTATTTCAAACCCCGACCCTGAACCACCACTAGTAGTAGCCATTGCATAATCATCGATTGATGTAGAGGCAAAAACAGCAGGGTTAGCCCCATCGTCTCCAAAGGTTAAGAATACAAATTGATTGTTAAATTTATGGGTTACTACGCCATACGACAGGATAACATCGCTATTAGTGCCGTCAGAGGTTGCGTTTGCTCCTATAAATAATATCGCCTTAGGCTTAAAACCTAGCCCGCTAACAGTGGCAAAGCCTGTCGTTGTTGGGCTATTTATAGTGCCTACAGCAGAATAAAAATCAGCCGCCTCGACAGCAGGGTCTTCATGAAAACTTACATAGCAGGCCATTCTAGTACAACGAACAGGCTGGGCGGTGCTAACTTCCTCAACGCCAATTTTTAAAGAATCTAAATCTGAGTATGTCCAGAATGTTTTTGTGTCCGGATTAATTGGAATTAAATAATTATATTCTCTGTATGTTCCATCTACAGAACCAATAGTAAAATCACTTACGGTACCAAGACTGGTCTTAGCCCTAATTTTTGTATTTGTTGTAGTAGAGGTATATAAATTTGCCTGTACCTCAATACACCTCACGTAGTGGCCTGTAGGTAGAACTCCTGAAGCAGCTGTTAGATCAAACTCACTTATTTGGTTAGCAGAACCATTGGTTTTAGCAATATATGTAGTGCCGTCATCGGTAGGAGTTTCGTCAATTTCTTGATACCCACTTGAACCTGTTCCCCCAGTCCATTGGTGCGTTGCGCCGTTTCCGTTAACATCTAAGCGCATGATACCACCAGGTCCTGGATAACCAGAGTCGTCCACAACAATATCATCAAAATAATATTCAATAGTGTTGCTAGCAGAAGGGTCCATTCTACCAAACCAAAACTCCTCAAAATTGAAGGCGGCACCAACGCCCATATGCTGCCCCTGGACAACGCCGTCTACTTTAAATTCTGCTGCTCCTCCTATAGCTATAGATTGCCTAAATTCAATACAGTACCAAGTATCAATAGCAATGCTTGTTATACCTGTTACGCTACCAGTCCCGGTTTCGAGAGCTAAGACGTTTGAGGAGCCGCTATTTAATTGATATATCTTAACCGGCACATTACCAGAAACTCCGTCCCTTCTCCCCATAAAAATAACATCGCTGCCAGAGGAAAGCGTTGTGGCCCGCCTATAGTAAAATCGGACATAAATATCAGTTTCTGTGAA